TAGGACCGATACCTATCAGGGTTACGGGCCTTCTTGGCCGCACAAGAACACCTATTGGAGCAATACTTTGCCCAGGGCATCTTCGATTCATAAGTGGCCCCACAGACCACACATTGTTTTTCCATGACTCCTCCCAAAAGTCATTTACCAACCCGGTGGGAGAAGTGCGTTTGACATTTAGCGTCCCCTCTTAAATGTCAAAGAGGAGGGGCCTTTGTCATTTGGGGTGTAAGTGGAGATCCGCAACGATTTCTTCATTCCTAGACAATGAGTGACCCCCCCTACCCCCTTTGTCTATGCGGTGTTAGTCATCTTTCGCACAATATGTCTTATGTATAATTAAGTGGTTTACCCATGGTTGCTCTCTGGCAACGACTTAGGCTCAACAACCTCTGCATCTATAACTTCTTTCTCCCTTTTAGTGGCCTCAAGCAGCTCTTTTAGACTATCTGAGGTAATCTGGACCGACCTGTGTTCAACAATTGTCGAAGGTTGGCCCTCTATCTGGAGGATTTTGTCAGTTACGATGCCGAAGGGGACGGAACAATCCTTCCCCTTCATTTCCCCGTTCTCCACTGCTTCATGCATCTTCCCCAACAGTGCGTCCCTTGTTGCTTTAAGTCTGTTAAGCAGAGCAGCTTTACCATTAGCCTCTATATCCTCCCTCTTGGCTATGGCTGCTATGGTTTGCTGGTTAGTGCTGAAGATTGCTGAGAGGACTTTCTGTGAGACACCCTCCTTGATCCCTCTGACCAACGCTGCGTATCTCTCAGGGTCCTTCCGCTTGAGTTCCTGGCCTGTATATTGGGTGTCAGTGGCTTTCCTTTCACCCCACTTAGTGAGACTGCCTTTAGGCATAAATTAATGGGAGGTGGAGAATACTTGACTGTATTCTTCCAACCTCCCATCCAAGTTTAATTATTTTTGAGGCATTCTGCAATACCTATGTTAGTCACCATCAGTCAAATCCTATGACTGGACCCTGGAAGAAGCTCTTGAGGGCCTTGATGCCTCCTACAGTGCCGTTCAGGCATGTCAGGATTATGTCTGCTATGGTGAGGCAGTAGATGCGTTCTGTGTCATATCCGTCAATGATGTATGGCTCCCAGGTGTTTGGGTCATCAGAGGGTTGTTTTACGCCTGACCATGGCCCTGCGACTTGGGCAAGGGCGTATTTGCCTCCTGCCAGAGGGACGAATATGGCGAGGATCATGTAATTTGTCTCTGGGTTCCACCACTGCGCGGTGACTCCGTGTTCGTGCTTTAGGCACACTGTTGGTTTTAGGTTCATTGGTATTCTTCTCTTTATAACCCCAACCCTCACAGTCTGGACATAGATCCTGGGTCCTAGGTGTCACTATCCACCCGGTTCCTCTGCATGTCTGGCATATCACGCGGTCTTTTCCTCTTTACGGGCCTCCCATTAAACTGAGCTGGATCTCCACCTCTGGTAGACCAGAAGTGCTTGCATCCCTTGTCAATGTCTGTAGCTAGGCCGTAGTAATCCAGCCCTCCATCGTCGTTCTGTTGCGGTATGTCTTCCATTAGAATGGGTATGTCAGTTTCTCCTGAGGAAGAGCGTAGAGATCTCCTCTTCCAAAGTTGGTGATATTCTCCTTAGCCAGTAGCTCTTGTTTTGTGGCTAGGCCTACGAACTTGTAGGTGGGGAATGTGCCTACCATCAGTGCGTAGAGGTCCACTCCTTCACCCTTCCACTTGGCTGCTATCAGATGTCCCTTGGCGTATTTGGTGGTCTTGATATCCACGGTGAGGCCGTTGTGAAGGATGCAGTCGGCCTCTGGGATCACCTCTATCTGGAAGTCGGGATAGACGTTAAAGATCTTGCAGTAAGCCATCTCACCCGCAATACCCTCTAGATCGGTCTCCTCGTCACTCTGAGGGCCTTTCCGCACGTTTACCTTCCCTTGCTGCCGTGCGTGTTCATAACGCCTTTTAGCGAGGAATCTGGCATACCTCTGCTCTTCAGGTGACAGCGTGACTTCCATGTAGTTACATTTGGCTCCAGGTGTTTGTCACCTCGACCAAAAAATCTTGTTCGGACATTGCGTTGAGTATGGAGTGATCAGCCTTCACCGACTTCACACTGGTCTCCGATACATGATCATCCTTCAGCCCGGTATCTCTGATGATCTTCCAGACCTGACCACCCGAGTTCCTGACCCACTCACCCTCAAATGGGAACCTGACATCATCGATGATCAGCATGTTGTATCCGTGGTTCCTGTAGTGGTTCCATGCCTCCAGCAATCGTTTAATCCAGATGTCCTTTCCATGAAGCTCTTTCATGGACTGACCCACTGCCTGATATACGGGCCTCAGGACTGCCTTATCCTCTTCTTTGTAGGTCCCAAAGATCTTTGCCACCTCTGCCTTGATCGGGTCTCCGAAACCCAACCTAATAGGCACTAGGCCCTGCTGTTCAGCTAAAGAAATGAGATGCCTTGCTGCTGTTGTCTTCCCGCTACGTTTGGTACCCGCCAAACCTATGATGAATTCGCTCCTCTTCCCCGTCATCAGTTCCACCTGTTGTTTACCTGCTCCTCTTCTTCCTCTTCCTCGTCGTCCTCAATCTCTGAATATTCCTGCACATCAAAGTCTGAATCTGCCTGACTCAGAATAGACAACCCATACATAAGGTTGCCTAGTTGCTGGGGGGTGTTCACTTCATTAAGACATTCGACGATATTACCTTCATGATCTTCGAGAGAGATGGTGATAATCATTTGATGCTATTGACTAGTATTGGGCCTTCCTCGACTCCTTTGAATCTACTATTCCATCGCGTGTATTCCAAGGACACCTTGGCCTCTTGAACCCCATTTCTGTTCTTTCGGATCCAGAAGTTCACGATCCCGTCATCCGGCTCCTCATCAGAGGTGTTCTTCATGAGGAATGCTACACTGTCAGCATCCTGTTCTGCTGTCCCAGAGTCCCTCAGATCTGACATCCTGGGTATCTGCTTCTCACGCTTTTCAATCTCCCTGTTCATCTGAGCCAACAAGATCACCGGGACACCACACTCCAGTGCCATGACCTTGATAGTTCTGGTGATTGCTCCGATCTCGTTGACCCGGTTTTCATATCGTCCAACACTCCTAATCAGAGTCAGGTAATCAATGACCAGCATGTCCACACCCTTGTCCTGAACAAACCTCCTAGCTTGGGACCTGAGCTGATCTACGGTGATGGCCGGGGTGTCCTCAATATGGATCGGTAGCTCGAAGAAATCCTTAGCCGCCTTAGCAAGCTTGGTTTTGTCACCCACGCCTGTCTTCAGGTAGTGCCTCACATCCTCTCCCGACATGATGGCAACAGCTCTTTCAGCGATGCTGTTGTAAAGCATCTCAAGGGACCAGATAGCCACCTTCTTGCCCTGCTTGGCTGCTTGGATAGCAAGGAACATGGAAAAGGCAGATTTACCACCACCGGGACGACCTGAGATGATGTAAACAGCCCCAGGGAGAAACCCTCCAAGCTTGTCGTCCAAACCATAGATCCCGCTTTTGATGGAAAGATCTGGGACACCGCCATCCTTAGCACTCTCTAGAAGGTCCATAAACCCCCTCTGAGCCTCTTTCTGGTCCTTCTCGGTAGTCATACCCTTGGTGGTTTCCCAAAGAGCGTCCTGAAGGCCCTGAAGAAGCTTTTCGGGATCTTCCTCCTCCTGTGCTGCTGTTAGTGCATTGTAGTGCTTCAGGAAGACCTGTCGCCTCACGTATACGGCATAGGCTTGTTCAGCATAGTAAGACAGGTTTGAAGCGGTTGAGGACTCACGTATCAGGTCGTCAATGTAAAGAGCCTCAGACATGAGTTGGCGACTGACTGTGAACTGGTCAACAGTTCCTCCAGCTTTGACAACAGACTCACAAGCAAGCCACACGGAACGGTTCCTAGGATCAGCAAACCAATCCTCTGAGATTCCAAGCTCCTTGGCTTCAGTAAATGCACCCAGGAGAACACAGCCTAAAAGGCCCTTCTCAGCAAGGATGTCCTCGGGAACATCGTAATCGATAGTGATGGTGTTTTTCTTAGCGGAAATCATACCTTGTAGAACGGTTTCCCTGCCTTGATGTCAGCAGGGACAGAGCGAGAGACAGAGTTCCTTTTGGATCTTCCAGCAAGGATGATCTCAGTCATGATCTCGTCTCTCTCCTCCTTGTTAGTATTACTATATATATTATCTCTATTAGTTAGTGTCCGTGATGGCGGACATGTTATATCGTTAACGTGTCCGTCCTCGCGGACACGTCGTTGGGCCTTGGTGTTAGTCATAGAGGCCAACTCTATCGGCTTTCCTTTGCCCCTGGCTAGGTAGCAAGTGGATCTACCTGCCTTTTTCTGGATCAGCCATCCG